TAAACTTGTATCACAATTACATAAAAAATTAAAGGAGACAGCAAATGGTTGAGGTTTCAAACCCACCAGTAAGAGATCATTTATATAGAGCATTAGAAGATAGATTTGAAGCTCAAAAATCTCATGCAATAGCAACATTGGAATTATCATTTAGTAGACCAGTGGCTATTGGAGAGCACCCACAGTTGTTAGATGATATGGCTAAATTAGTATCAGATGTAGCTACAGCTGAGGAAAACCTTGCTGCACTAAGAGATAATTTTGGTGTTAAAGCATATCCTGAAGGTGTTACAGCACAAGCACCTGTAGAAAATCCAGACGCTAGTCATATAAAAAAATAAATGATTAGAGTTTCTAAGTTTGATGATGTGTACTTGAAAGTAGACACTGATCCTAGCACTAGTCAGGAGCTAAGTGATTATCTAACTTTTACAGTACCAGGCGCACAATTTATGCCTCAAGTGAGGAATAGATTCTGGGATGGTAAGATACGTTTATTTAATCAAATGAAGAAACAATTATACTTTGGACTTGGTCCTAAGATAGAAGATTTTTGTAGAAGTAGAAATTATGAACTAATTGTAAAAGATGACCCCTCATTTTTTCAGCAAGAGTTTTCTTTAAACGAAGTTGATGATCTTGCAAAGAACATTGGGCTTACTCTTGAACCAAGAGATTATCAAAAGAAAGCTATTGCACATGCAATAAGAAATAAAAGATGTATGATGCTTTCACCTACTGCATCTGGTAAGTCACTAATCATCTATATGTTAAGTAAGTACTATCCAGAAAGAAAACTTATTGTAGTACCCACTACAGCATTAGTACATCAAATGGCTTCAGACTTTGAAGACTATGGATACCAAGATGACGTACATAAAATTACTGCTGGTGCAGATAAAAATACTGATGCAGAGATAACTGTTACTACTTGGCAATCAATATACAAAATGCCAAAGTCATGGTTCAATCAATATAAAGTTGTTATAGGAGATGAAGCACATTTGTTTAAATCTAAATCATTAGAAAGTATAATGAAGAAGTTAACAGATTGTCCTTATAGATTTGGATTTACAGGTACGTTAGATGGTACATTGACACATAGATTAGTATTAGAAGGATTGTTTGGTCCTGTTGAAAAAGTAACTACTACATCTGATTTAATAGATAGTGACCACCTAGCAAAGTTTAAGATAAATATAATTACACTAAAGTATTCAGATCAAACATGTAACTTATTAAGACGTGCAAAGTATCAAGATGAAATAGATTTTTTAGTAAGGAATGATGCACGTAACAGATTTATTCGTAACTTATGTATAAGTCTTGAAGGTAACACATTAGTATTATTTAATTTTGTTGACAAGCATGGAAAAGTGCTGTACAATATGATTAATGATGACGAAACTAAACACGCATTTTATGTTCACGGAGGAGTAGATGGTGAGGAGAGAGACCACATTAGATCTATTGTTGAGCAATCTAACGAGGCTGTTATTGTTGCATCCTATGGAACATTTAGTACTGGTGTTAACATTCGTAATTTACATAACATAATATTTGCAAGTCCAAGTAAGTCAAGAGTAAGAAATTTACAATCTATAGGTAGAGGGCTTAGAACAGCAGAAGGTAAAACCGAAGCAAGACTATTTGATATAGTAGATGATCTAAGACATAAGCAATGGAAAAATTATGCTCTAGAACATTTTGCTGAAAGATTAAAAATTTATAATGAAGAGAAATTTCCATACAAGATGTACTCAGTACGTTTAAAGGAGTAAACATGACACATGCAGTAATTAAGTTAATGAATGGTGATGAGATAGTATCAGAAGTTGGTGTAGAAAATAATGACACAATTAAGCTATTACATCCTATACAAATTCATAGGATAATATCACCTGCTGGATACGAAGTAGTTAAATGTTCACATTGGTTATTGTTTAGTGAAAGTCCTGAAGTAACACTTGATAAGAAACATATATTGTTAATGGTTAATGATATAAACAAAAACGTTTTATCACACTATGACTATTTTATAAAACATGCTAAAAATAAAGAACTAGAACATATACAAGAAGATGAGAATATAATGGATAGAGCAGAACGTATATACAAAGAACAACAATTACAAAGACAAAATTTAGAGGATGATATGGAACAAGAAGATTTAAATTTAGAGGAGTATTTGCGTAGTGTATCAAATACAACTATACATTAAATGGCACATTATGTAGATAATAAAATTCTTTATGCTTGTATGATTGAGTATAAAGAAAAAGTAAGAGATGCTGAGGCAGTAGATGATCCTAAGCCACCTATACCAGATATTGTAGGAGCAGCTTTACTTAAAATAGCAAATAGGTTATCAACTAAACCTAATTTTATAAACTATACATTTAGAGAAGAAATGGTTAGTGATGGTATAGAGAATTGTATTAACTATATTGATAATTTTGATCCTGATAAATCTAAAAATCCATTTGCATATTTTACACAAATAATATACTATGCATTTCTAAGAAGAATACAAAAAGAAAAGAAACAATTATATATTAAACATAAAGCAATACAAAACTTTCAGATCTTTGATGGATGGGTTGATCCTGCTGATGGTCAAACAATAGTTACACAGCAAGGTATACCAGAGACTACAGACTACATGAAAGATTTTGTAGAAAATTATGAACAAAAAGAGCAAGAGAAGACTAAAAAGAAACCTCCAACACCTCCTCGAGGAGTAGAGGCATTTTATAAAGAGAAATAAATTATGAAGATAGCATTAGTGACTGATTTACATTTTGGTGCTCGTAATGATAATATAAAAGTAGCACTTAACCAGAAGAAATTTTATGATGAAGTATTCTTTCCTTACTTAAAAGAACATAACATTGATACTGTAATAGACTTAGGCGATACATTTGATCGTAGAAAGTATATATCTTTTACATCTTTAAAGGCAGCAAAGAGTATGTTCTTTGATCCATTAAAAGAGAACAATATAACCACACATATGATTGTAGGTAATCATGACGCTGTGTATAGAAATACAAATGAACTTAATTCAGTGTATCTGTTAACACAAGAGTATTCTAATATTATAGAGTATCATCAACCGACAGAAATAAACATAGGTGGTTGTGAGATGCTTATAGTACCGTGGATATGTAAGGACAATGAAAAGCAATCATATCAAATGATAAAAGGTACCACAGCACAAATAGTTATGGGTCACTTAGAGTTAAAAGGTTTTCAGATGAACAAAGGGTATGTAGTACAAGAAGGTGCAGACCATACAATATATGATAAGTTTGATATGGTGTGTACAGGACACTATCATCATAAGTCTACAGAAAAAAATATTAATTATCTTGGATCTCCTTATGAGATGACGTGGATGGATTATGAAGATCCTAAAGGCTTTCATATATTTGATACTGAAACAAGAGAGTTGACTAGAGTTGTAAATCCTAATAGAATGTTTTATAAGTTATGGTATAATGATACTAACTTAACTTTTGAAGAAGTAATGGCAATGGACTTCACACCTTACCAGAATGCTTATGTAAAAGTTATAGTATCCAATAAAACTAATCCGTATCTATTTGACACATATGTTGATAAAGTAGAACAAGCAGATCCTATTAACTTACAAGTAGTAGAAGATCATTTACATTTAGATATAGATGATGATGAAGATATAGTTAATGAAGCAGAAGATACACCTACTATATTAGAGTCATATGTAGACGGTTTAGATATAGCTACAGACAAACAAAAAGTAAAAGAATTATTAAGAAGTTTACATGATAGGGCATTGAGTATAATATGATAGTATTTAAAAGTATTAAGTGGAAGAATTTTATTTCTTATGGTAATCACTGGACTGAGATTGATTTGAATCAAACTAAGTCTTCGTTAATTATAGGTGAGAATGGTTCTGGTAAATCTACTAT